TGTTATCTCTGTATCTGACTCAAACGGTTATGTCATCGACGAAAATGGTATTGACTTCGTTGAGATGAGCATGTTTAAGCAAATCAAGGAGGGCTCAGCATCAATGACCCAATTCTATTTGAAGACCAAAGGTAAACATAGAGGCTACTTTGAGACCCAAGTTACCCTAACCAGAGATGTAAGTAGCTTAGAGGGACTTTCAGATGCAGAACTTATTGATATAATCAATAAAGGTTCAACAGGAGGAGAATAGGTAGGTAAGGCGAGTAAGATTTTATAAAGGTAGAGATAAGAAATGACAAGTAGAAGAAAAGCATTAGAGGAGTTAGCCCATAGGACTTTAATGGAGCGGTGGAGAAAGAACCCTCTATTATGGGTAAAGGAAAGGCTGAAAGAAGACCCTAAAGACTTTATCTGGTCTATGCATGAGGGCTACGAAGACCATAATTGGGATGGAGATATTAACCCACTTGCACAGGCATGGCAGACCTTAGGAGATGCCTATAAGAATACTACGGAGGGCAAAGCACCAGAATACAAGTATGTAGCGATAGAGAGTGCTACAGGTTGTGCTAAGACTTACACATTAGCAAGGATTGTATTTTGGTTTCTGGATTGCTTTCCAAACTCATTAGTGGTAACCTCAGCACCATCAGAAACTCAGTTGAAGATGGGATTATGGTCTGAGATTACGATGCTGTTTCCAAGAATTAAAGAATTAAGACCTCACTCACAGAAATGGAGTTTAAGATTAGCAATGCAGCCAGATGTTGCAGAAGAGGGTCTTTCAGATGCTGAAAAGGAAAGATTAAAGCAATCAGCATGGCATGCCTTTGCATTTACCACAGGGGTAAAAGCAGATGAGACCTCATCAAATAAAGCAAGAGGTTTTCACAGGAAAAACATGCTAATTGTGTTAGAAGAGGCTACAGGTATTCCATTACCAATTCTTACCGCTTTCCAGAACACCTCAACAGGTAATACGAATTACATTATAGCAGTAGGTAACCCAGATAACGAATTTGACACATTACACCAATTCGCAATGCAACCAGACTGCAAGAATATTCGGATTTCTGCAATGGACTTTCCTAATATTGTTTTACAGCAGGAGGTCTATGCAGGAGCGGTAACTCAAAGCTCAATTAACTCAAGGGCTTTGAACTATGGAGAGGGTAGCCCTTTATACAATGCAATGGTTAGAGGTATTTCTCCTGCTCAGAGTTCAGATGCACTAATAAGAGCGGAGTGGTTAGATGCTGTATTACATAAGAAGTTTCCAGAAGAAGAGTTACAGCTCATTCAGAGTTACAATGCTGTTGGAGTGGATGTGGCTAACTCAATAGATGGAGATAAGGCTTCATTAGCATTTGGAGAAAGCAATAGATTGAAACAGGTATTAGAGTTTCACTGCGATAACGCTACTCATTTGGCGTATAACCTGCTTTACGATGAACCTCAGCTAATGGCTCAACATTACACCTCATACCATACACCTACGATACAGGATTATAACATAGACCCACAATGTATTGGAGTAGATGCCGTAGGGGTAGGTGTAGCTACTATCAATGCATTCAAAGACAAAGGGCTGACTGTTACACCTTTGAGTGGAGGGTGTTGGCACGATGTAATACCGACCGAAATAGTTTCAATGGGAGGTAAAGAGGTAGAGAAGCCGATGTATAAATTTAGCAACCTCAGAGGGCAGATGGCGTGGGAACTGAGAGAAGATATAAGGTTAGGTAGAATTGCCATTGACATTGAAGACCCTTTGGAGTGGGCTGCTTTAAAGCGTGAATTGTGTATACCGAAATACACCACGAAAGGAGAACACATTGAGATAGAAGCTAAGGAAAGTATTAAGAAGCGTATGGGTGGGAAATCACCGAACAGGTTTGATGCCATAATGTATTGGAATTGGGTAAGAAAGGGATACAGATTTAGCACTGGCTTCTTCTTACCAATAGGTTAGAGTTCAGATGAGGGTAGTTGTAGTGGTAGACATATTCAGCGGTAGTATAGAGGTCTATGCTACAATTAGTGGAGTATGCAGGAGCAAGGGTTGGAGTGATAGTTCATTCAGAAAGAGGTGTAAAGAAACCTCATCATTTGTATATAACGATTATAGGATTGAAATAAGAGAGGTAAAATAAAAACTAAGCACAATGTAAGGTCTTTTATAGATGTTTACCAGAAAGGTAGGGAAAAGAGGCGTGAGCAGTATGAAAGGGCTATAAGCGATGGTATGCCAGAACTGGAACGGAGGAGCTGGAAAGCATTCAGACTTGAGGCTAAAAATTACCAGCAGAATTAGCAAAATTTTTCCCTGTGATTGTCAAGCAGTTACAAATTTAAAGTTAAAAAAGTTCATATAAATTTTGGTAGGTGCGAAAATTTTTATACCTTTGGGGTATCAAAACAACGAAAGAAATACTAACCAATTAAAATTTTACACTATGACAAAGTTTGAATTAAATCCAGAATTTAGAACAAAGAGTAACCCAGAACAAATAAAAGAGAAATTCAAAATGGCTGCAAAAATTACAGGAACAGAAGTGAAAGCTGAAAATGGTAAAACTATTAAGGCTTTAAAAGTTACATTAGCTAACTTAGAAACAGAATTGAGAGAAGCAAACGCTAAGTTTGAGGGTGTTAAAGCTGCTAACAGCAAAAAGAAATATGCTAAGCTGATTGAAGTTATCACAGGAGAAATTGAAGCTACTCAGAAGTCTATCGCAGACTTAGAGGTAAAAGAAGTTAAGATACCAACTAAGAAAGTTAAGGAGGTAGTAGACCTAACAGGTAAGTTCAGATTAGGTTCTCTACCAATCGGCACTAAGTTCAAGTATAGAGACACCACTAATGTATGCTATACATTCTTGGGAGCTACTGAGAATGGAGAAGCTAAACTCAGAGAAGCTAATGGTAAAGAGTTCACAGCTAAGGTATTGAATTGGAATGTTATCAAGGTAGAGGAGGCTGTTTAGCCCCTCTACTACAATAAAAAGAAAAAAAAACAGAAAAAAGTTATTAAAAATTTTGGTATATACGAAAATTTTTGTATCTTTGAGGTATAGAAAAGCAAACAAAATAATAACAATAATAAAAATAATAAGAAAATGGAAATCAAGACAGCAGTGACATTTCACAAGACAAGCCTTAGAGGTAACACATTCGTTATTAAGTATTCAAACTTTTACGATGGAATTGGAGCGTATGGAATGAAAAAGTATTACGCTTACGATGTAACTATCACAGCTCACAGATACGATGTAGCTACAGGGCAAATTGGTAAGTTAGAGTTCTGCTACGAGGGCACACCTGAGGAAAGATTTGAGGGTAAGCTCTATACAGGTAGAGACCTAATGAAGTTCTTTGACCAGATAGTTGAGTTCGGTATGGAGCATTTAAGACAAGTTGCCAATGGCTGGAGCGGTATTAAAGATGTTGCAGAGTTCTGGAACGAGATAGACCCAAAAGCACTTGAGGAGCTACAAGAAATCAGAGATGCAATCGCTAATGGAGATTACGATATGAAGTTCTACCATAGAGCAAATGAAGAGGATTACGAGGACAAATTACCAACAATTGACAGCGAGGTAACATTTGAGGGTGTTTAAGACACCCTCCTACCTCCTCAATAAAAATTCAAAAGAAATTACAAGATGGAAACCAAGATAGACATTAAATTCAATTTAGAAGAGTTAAAGGACATTACATTCACAGCAGGTTATACTAAGGTAGAAAATAAGTTAGGTTCATATGGGCTTATTAGAATTCACTCATACGATGCATTCGTAGAGGTTCATAAAGGCGGAGCTACAAACAGAAGAAGCTTTAAATTAGAGCGGATGCCATTAGAAGCTGAATTAGGAGTTACTTATGTAGGTAAAGAGTTGATTAACATACTAAAAACGCTATTGGAAGATGGTAGGCTTTATTTAGAGCAAAAAGATTTGATTGATAGGCACTACACCGAGCAAAATAGAAAGGAGATAGAAAAAACGGCTGTATTTTGGCAGGAAGCCCTAATCACAGATGTAGTAATGAAGATATATGCAATGTTAGTCATGATAAGAGACCAAGAAGTAGAAATAAGTTTATAAAAGATGGAAAATATAGTTTATGATTTATCCAGATGCAAAAGTCGCAAGGATTTCAAGATACAAATAGAGACACCAGACTACAATAAAGAAGTTCAAAAGTTCTTAGAAAATAGCGGTATTCTGATGACAATTACTTACATCAAAACTGAAAATAGCAAAATATTTTCAGATAGATTTACCAAAAGAGATATTTATTCCATATCTTTGCAAAGAGGTAAGAAAACCTTTACATTTGAGTTCACAAACTCTTTATATGACTCGGGTATAGTTGAGATATTAGGAGCTGCTCATTTGAGAATGAAAGATGGAGATTACTACGAGGAGCAGTCCAGAAGTGGATTACATAGATATTCAATATGTGGATTAGTCCCATCTACAATTCTTAACAATGAGGTTAAAAAGGTTACAAATAGAGTAGCACCAAGTGCGTATGATATTATGGCGTGTCTGGATTACTTTGAGGGAGATTTTGAAGAGTTCTGTGGTATGTTCGGATATGATACAGATAGCCTTACAGCTCACAATACATTTTTAGCAGTTGAGAAGCAAAGTTGGGAGATGGCTAAGTTTTTTACAGATGAGGAATTAGAACAAATAGCAGAAATAAATTAAGGTATGGCAAGAATAGATATAGAGCAAGGTGGAGTAGCCATCGTAGGAGGAGTTACACACCAGAAATTTTACAATGATGCAGGATTAGAGGTAACTCATCGGATTAAGACCAATCAGACCCATGTATTTGATGATGTGATGGAGGCGATAGCATTCGCCAAACAAAAGCACACCTATTATTACACTATATGGGCTGAGGCTAAATTAGAGGGAAAGTTAATAGGATACGGAGTTCCGATACGCTAAGTGGATACTCATTTTTCTTAATTTTTATTTTTTTATTATTTTATTATTTTGGAGGCACATGGATTATTTCTATGTGCCTCATTTTTATTTGAAAAGGTTAGTCCAGAATGAAATTTTTCACTAAATTTGCCATATCAAAAATAATAAGATTAGAGTATGGAGACACCAAAAATTAGACTATTAGCCGATAGAGTATTGGTTGAAGTCGTAACAGAAAATGAAGAAGTAGTAACGAGCAGTGGAATTATTATTCCTACCTATGCCCAAGACAGCGATGAGAAACCTCAGATTGGAGTTATTGTTGCAGTATCTACGAGGGTAGAGAAATGTGAGGTAGAGGCGGATAGAGTTTATGTTGGAGAGAGGGTTATATTTAGCAAGTTTGCAGGTTCGCCAATCAATTACAAAGGTAGAGACTACAAACTTCTGAGGATTACCGACTTATTCGGTGTAGCTGAGGAATAGAAACGGCTCAAATAAGAACGATAAATAAGATTATGGCAAGTAATACAAGATTTGAAGACATACTTAAAAATAGAGGCTCTAAGAAGCCTCTATCTTCGGATATAGACAAACCCTCTCTGCCTGTAAAGGGTGGTAGGGAGAGTATTCCAGATGGAGCATTAAACTTGTCTGTATTCTTATCAGAAATGCAAAATGTTACACCAGACTTTAACATAGATTTTCTTAAAGGTCTGGAAAAGCTATCTATATTCAATTCGGATTTCTCATATGCTGTAGAGAATATAGTTACATTAGGTAATACACCTTACAAAATATCTTTTGATGATGAAGTTCCAGAAGAGCAGGTAAAAGAGATGCAGCTGAGATTAGTAGAAAACTCTAAGAAATGGTATGCATATTCTGGAGGTATTTCATCTTTCATTAACGATGCCTTAGCTCAGACTGCTATCAATGGGTGTTTATCAGCTGAGGTAGTGCCTAATTTAGATTTGACAGGAGTAGAGGAGATTGTTAAGGTAAGTCCGAAGACCATCAGATTTAAACTTGATGCTGAGACTAAGAAATACAAAGCAGTTCAGATACAAGGGCTAATTGGAGCAGGTAGAGACTATGTAGAGCTAAATCCTTTGACTTACCAATATATAGCGTTAAGGAGGATAGGAGATAAGCCATATGCCATACCACCATTCATTTCAGCGTTAGAGCAGATAAGCATTGAGAGGGATATTACAGGTAACTTAGCTTCTACGATAAAGAATGTAGGGGCTTTAGGATTTTTAGAAGTGCTGGTAAATGCACCAGCAGTTAAACCTAATGAGAATGAAGAGGAATACTACAATAGGACTAAGCGTTATCTGGATATGGTTACACCAGAAATTGATAAGGGCTTAGCAAGAGGTTACAGCGTAGGGTTCAAGGACAAGCACGAATTCAAAATGCACAATACGAGTGTAAATGTGTCTGGTGCGAAAGACTTAATTGAGATTAACGACATCAAGAAGATGAGTGGTTTCAAGCAAGACCCTTTGATGTTTGGTAGAAACTTCTCAACTACTGAGACCTTAGGTAGGGTTATTTTAGCCAAGATGACTACACAGGTTGTAAATTACCAGCAGATAGTAGCTTCATTCTTAGAAACAGCCTTTTTGATGGATTTACAATTAGCAGGTTACTCAGTTAAGAGGGTATTTGTTGAATTTGAGAAGCCATTGATAGGAGATAGAGGCAAAGAAGAGGAAGCGAGAGCTAAACAGATAGATAACCTCAGCAAACTATATAATCAAGGTATCATTGACCAAAATCAGTTTGCTTCTGAGGCTGGATATGAAAAACCAGCTAATCCAGAACCACTTTTTAAGTTTCCAAATCCAGCTGATGAGGGAAACACCGAAGAGGATGAAGATAGTTCAAAAAACCCACCTAAAAAGGGCAAAAAAGAGGATGATACAGAACCGACTAAGACTGACCCAGATAAAGAAAGCTCAGAAACTATTAAAAATGTAAAGAGTTTAGCTCAGTTAGAGGTAGAATTAGGAGGTATGCTGCCAGAGTTCCCTTATGAGATTGAAAGTTGTTGTGGAGGTTCACACCAAGAGCAGTATAATAACCAAAATCAAGAGCCTTACAGCATAGGGTGGTGGTCTAATCTTTACAGCGAGGCGGTAAGAAAGCTTTACGCTAAATCCGTAAAGAAAATGACAGGTAAAATCGTTAAGAACCTATCTAACCTAACCATTGCTGCTACGGAGGAGCAGATAACTGATAATATCATCAGCACTTTGTATAGAGAATGGGGTATTACCTTTAACACACCGATGAGGGGTATAGTTAAAAACTTTGTTCAAAGGGCTTATACTTATTTCAGAAAAGACAAGAGCATTTTTGGTAATGCAGACATCAAGATACCGAACGGAGCATTCAATACCATAGATTTCAGAAGTCTGGATTACTATAAGAACTCAGATAGCGTTTATCTCGGTAAGTTTATCACAGATGAGCAGACCAAAGCCAAGATAACTCAGTTTATTAAAGATAAGTATTTGACAAGGGAAAGATGGATAGGTAGAGATGCTGAGGGTATAGAGGAGTTCAAAAAAGAATTTGGAGAGGTATTGCAAGGACAAGATTGGAAAATACAGCAAATAATCAACACCACTGTTAGCAATATGAGAAATACAGCTGCAGTAAACTACTTTGATGAAGCAGGGGTAGTGAAATTTGAGATTAGAGGTGTAAATGACAGGTTACAATGTAAATTCTGTTCAAATATGCAAGGTAAAGTATTTTCAGTCAAGAAAGGCTTAGATATTATTAAGGATACCATAGATACAGATGTGCAAAGTGTAGGATTTGTAAATCCGTTCCTTAACAGCAAGTTCAAAAATCCAGATGAGATTGAGAACCTCACAGGAGAAGACTTACAAGGTTTAGGTATCAATACACCAGCATACCATCCAAATTGTAGAGATAGAATTGTTCCATTATTAGACTAACTAAAAATATGAAAAAGAGAAAGTTATACAAAGGTAAATTAAGCTTCAACGCTGCAAGTGTAAGAGTAGGAGCAACAGGTGTAAATCTACCGCCACCGACAAGCTATGAAGCTTACAGGCAAAGTTTTGATACACCAGCTAAGGACTATTTGCAGTGTGGGTTATTCGGCAACTCAGCTGAATATTATGGTAATGTAACTGCAAATGATGCAATACCGAAACCAGAAGACTACATTAAAGTTCCATTCAGATTGCTATCTGCAACTATCGTAGGAGCAGGAACTTGGAAAGCTACTGATTTCAGTAATGCACACCTATTACAGAGTTCCAGACACATGTTAGAGGGTAAGGGGGTATACAAAGACCACGAGACCGATGTAAATAATTGGGTAGGTATCATTGAAGCTGTTAAGTGGAGCGAGGGCTATATCACAGATGATGGAGTAAAAGTTCCAGCAGGTATAGATGGTATTTTAGCCATAGACACCAAAGTAGACATAAAATTAGCAAGAGGTCTCATGGCAGGTGCTATATACTCTAACTCAGTCACAGTGGAATTTGAGTGGGCAAAGAGCCACGACTTAGAAGATAGCGACTTCTTTAACCAATTAGGTAAGATAGGAGCTGATGGCAAAATGGTCAGAAGAATAGTAACTAAGATTACTAATTTCCATGAGACATCATTAGTGTGGTTAGGAGCAGACCCGTTTGCGAAAGCCTATGCACCAGATGGTGGATTGAAGCATATAGATGTGTCTGGTATTGTGAATTTTGCAAAATCTAAATTCGGAGAAGACAAAGCAGAATTTGGAGATGAAACTGAAGATAGAAAAACTTTTTATACCAATTCAAAAAATTTTGAAATAAATTGTGGTATAGATGAAAATGTGCTATCTTTGGCGAAAAATAAAGATAATTTTAACGAAGAGCT